GAGAAATCACCTTCACCCAAGAAAGTAATTGATGATAGTAAGGATGAGAAATCACCTTCACCCAAGAAAGTAATTGATGATAGTAAGGATGAGAAATCACCTTCACCCAAGAAAGTAATTGATGATAGTAAGGATGAGAAATCACCTTCACCCAAGAAAGTAATTGATGATAAAGACGAGATAAAATTACATAGTGATATAGAACTTTTATTGGAAAATACAGAATTATCAGCTTATGACACAGTAGAGGAACAAAAATCAATTCTAAAATGTTTAGGTTTACTATCAGCTTAACTCAATTTATAATATTAATGAAAATATTATAAATTATTCATGAACTGATTATATTATAAATATTGTTCTATAATAGTCTTGGGTGAACCTTTAAAATTTAAATTAGAATAAAGACAGAACAAACCATGTGTAAAACGATTAAAAAATACCATTCCTTTCGGTAAATTCCATTTTTTCATTTTATTAATATCTTTAAAACTTACCTTCTTTAACCACTCTGTGTTAAATTCAAAATAATCTGAAGTAAATGGTTCATATTGTAATTTAAAGAACTCTAAACAATACTCTCTTTCTTCATTGGAAAGATCATCTTTTTGAGTAATTTCATTATCACCTAAAATCTGGAAGAACTCATCTTCGTCAAAATTAGGATTTGATAGTAACAAATGTAATTGTTTTACAAAGTTCACAACATTACCATCTATATATTGTATACAACCAAAATCCAATACCGCTAATTTAAAATCATCCTCTTCACCCTCTATAATGAAATTACCTCCGTGTACATCAGAATATAGTATATTATCTTTGTATAGATTTTTAAACAAAAACTTGGTTAATATTTCACATATTTTGTTTTTCTGTTCCGACGAACAAGAATCTATATAATCATTTAATACAGGTCCTTTAAGGAAATACATTCCTAGTTCCGTTGATGAACACAATTCAGGTATAATTTCAGGAATAACGATATCATCATCATCTTTCCACATTAGGGATATTTTTTCTTGATTATCTTTTTCCACTTCAAAGTCAAATTCTATATATATAGAATTTGAAATATCTTTCATTGCATCCTTTAAATCTGTGTGAGAATACATATATTTTGCTATCGTTTCAACTATTTTTAAATCCTCCTTTGTTTGTTCCTTTAATCCTTTGTAAAGAACTTTCATTATTACTGGTTTTCCATTGAAAACACCTTTATGTATTTGTCCCACACTTCCACTTTTAATAACTTGAAAATCCAATTCGGTTAAACCTTTATCGAGTTTTTTATTAGTATACTTCTCTTTTATATAATTCATTGTTTTTTTCCTGTATACAGGTTTACATTCACTAAAAACATTATCAGTGTACTGTTCATAACATAACATCTGTGATATTTTACTAAGTAACCCACCATACTTTTTAAGTGTACTGTTTAAACACAATAGATTTTTATTCTTTGTATCTAAAGATTCATCATTTGAACCTAAACTTTTAATATAATTTAACATGTAACTGAAACATATTGAAGTAGTTCTTAACATTTTATTTTATAAAGATATTTTTGCTTATAATAAAGTTTTTTTATTTTAAAACGTTTTAAAGGTAAAAAAATGATTTTATATCTCAGTTTACCTCTTCTTGTAGAGCAAATTCGGAAAAAATGATGAAAATGGTAACAAGAAATTCAGGATATTCTATCCCAGATTTCCTTAGGGTAAATTATATTAACGATTTTAACCCTGATGAAAGAGGTTGGGTTTCCGCTAGTAATTGTTCAAACTATTGGGCTTGTGAAAAAGCTCACGACCACTTTAGAGCCAACAATCCTAAATATCCTATCAATCGTTACAATACTAATTGTAAGATAGGGTATTCAAAATCCTTAGTGTCACAAACTCCTTATAAAATAAACCAACAAGGTATTCAATTTGAAAATATGGTTAATAAATGGTTAAGAAAAGAATTAGATAGTGTTTGGGAACCATCTAATGGTATGGATATAGACGAAGCGATAAAAGAAGCAAAAAAATTGATAAAGGAGGGTGAACAAGATGTATTGATTAAAGTACCTTTTAGGAATGGGAGAAATAAAACCTTTGGTGAAATGGATATTGTTATAAAGGGTAGTACTGTAATAAAATTATTTCCGTATATGAAAGATAAAATAGATGAAAAATACCATAATTCTTATATTGTAATTGATGTAAAGTACCATAAAATTAAACTATTGAAAGATGGAATATCGATTGGTTCTGCATCGGAACATTGGCGAGAAAAGGTAAAGGGACAATTATCTCTATATAATAAAGCTCTTAATAACATTCAAGATGTAAAGTGTCCTATAGCTCTAGTATTGGGGTCTGAATATGAACATAAAAAAGAAAAGTATGATTGGGATAAAAGACTAGGTGTTGTAGATTTTGATAACAAAGACGAATATATTGTGAATGAATTACCTAAAGCTATTAGTTGGGTACGTTGTTGTCAACAACGTAAACATATTGTATCTCAATATCATTCCGAAGAAGATCCCATGTGGGAATCTAGAGATGAAAAACATAATTTCAACAAGAGTTACAACGTATATGATGATGAATATGAATTTTACAAGACCAGAGAATTTATGGATTCACCCAATATGGATATGGGTACAATCATTGAATGGAATGGTGGTTCCTTAGAATGCTACAATGATGGAAATATATTATTTTGTGATGCTGAGACAACTGGTCCAGGTGTGTTTTCCACCTTTTATGATTATCATTTTGAAAGAATCGATAGAATGATTATGTGGGGTATTATGGATATACAAGGTAATATCGAACAATTAACTTTAAATAAAAAAGGGACGAATAACATCAGTGAAGAAATAAGTGAATGTTATACAAAAAGAGTCGGTGATAATGATAAGAAATTATATATAGTACATTGGGGTCACGCTGAAAAGAATTATATTGACAGATATTACATTGATTTACCTAACAATGTTTATTTAGTAGATTTACACAAGATAGTTAAACAAAATGGATTGAAAATCAAAGGTTGTAGTAGTTATGGTTTGAAAGACGTAATGAAGTCTTTATATAAAAACGACCTTATCGACTTCAAGTATGAAGGTGATGTTAAGAGTGGTTCGGACGCAATGAGTCAGGTAATACATTATTATTACAACGATGGACCTGAAAGTATCATTGAAGATGTTAAATACTATAATAAATTGGATTGTGAAGCTCTTAGAGTTCTATGGAATTTCCTGTCTAAAGACTATAAAAACTATATGTAAGTACAGTAATATGAAGATTGATGTTTTGGATAAAGGATTTATTGAACTTGTAGATAAATTAGGTAATGATTTAACGGTTGTGAATGCAGCACGATGTTCATTTGGTAAAAGAAAATATGAATGGGATAGTAAAGATGAACGGTTGGTGAAGTATCTTGCTAAACACCAACATACTTCACCATTTCGTCATGTAATGATTCAATTACATATAAAATTTCCAATGTTTGTTGCACGGCAATGGTTTAAACATATTGTAGGTTCTGAATATCAGTATAAAGATACTGCTTGGAACGAGGTAAGTTATCGTTATGTCGAGGCCCAAGAAGAAGAATTTTATGTTCCTGAAATATGGAGAAAACAATCTAAATCATCTAAACAAGCATCGAGTGGTGTTTTAGATAAAGAGGAACAAGATATTATTTCTAATATATACAAAGAAACAGTGGCTATTCAATTGAAAAGTTACCATACTCTTATTGAAAATGGAGTTGCAAGAGAAATGGCTAGAGGTATATTACCACAATCTATGTATACTGAAGTATGGTGGACTGCTAGTTTACAATGTATTATAAATTTCATTAAATTAAGAAATCATGAAGGTGCACAATGGGAAATTCAAGAGTATGCTAAAGCTTTGGAAAAGATAGTAATGCAAATATGTCCTGTGTCGGCTGAAAGTTTGTTGTCATTTTAAACTATTTATTTAGTTTAAAATCACTTTTTGATTTAGTTTTTCAAATCAAATGTTAAACCACCTTGTTTTTTAATTTGTTCCATGTCGTGTTTGAGTTTATCCTTGTCTATACCAATTTTTTTAAATTCATTATTAACAAAAGTATCACGAGACCTTTTAGTTGAACGTTTCAGTTTAAGTAATTTCATTTTTTCTTTTAATTTATCTTTTAGATTAACTTTTTCATTAGTATCGGATGACATTTTTTTATTTATAATAATTCCACCCTTTAGATAAATATGTATTCTAACTATTCAGCTTCTAAATATACCAAAGAAAGAGATAAATTTATATACAATGAAATGAAAAAGAACTCTTCTGTATGTATATGGAATAATAACGGTAAAAAATATACAGTAAATAAAGGGTTATTGAAAGGTGAATTGAATTATAAATTTAATCAATCCACTAGTATGATGGGTATATCATGTTATGTAAATGAATATTTCAATAACAACCCACCTAAACCTTCGGATTTCGGTAAAAAATTATCAGAAGGTGCAGAAGGAAAAGTTTTCAATATAACATTGAAATCAGGAATAGAATTTGTAGTTAAAAGACCTAATCAAGGTTATAATAATGATAGTATAATTGAATATTTCAAAGGTTGGAAAGCTATAAATAAACTACGGAATATAATCCCTAACTTCGCTTACACTATCGCAACTTTCAATTACAACAACGTTAATCATATTGTATACGAAAATATAAAAGGAAAAACATTATACGACTACATCAAGAATGGTACTCTTAAAAAGATAGATGATATTATTAGTGTATTTTTACAAATCTTATTAGCTCTACACGTAGCACAAAGAGAAATTAGATTTACCCATTATGATTTACACACGAGTAATATTATACTACGTGATCCTCCTATAGGTAAAAAACATCACGAATCATATTCTGTTAATATAGGAAACCAAACATATACTATTAGAAATCCCAAAAAATTAGTCACTATTATTGATTTTGGGTTTGCAAGTGTAAATGTAGAACCTTTTGGTATAATCGGAACAACTGAATATGAACATTTAAATATACATCCTCGTTTTTCAGCTGGGTCTGATATGTATCGTATTCTTATATCGTTGTTAGTAGATACACGAAATTTTAAACACGACGAAGCTGTTCGAGATAAAATATACTATCTATTTAAATTCTTCGAAGACAGAGATCCTTATGTTGTTTACGACCATTTTGTCAAATACAAAGGTCACTTGGGGAGAAATAGACAGATTAATTTAGCGGCAACAGAATATTGTTCAAGTGCATATACAGGTTCTATAGGTAATTATACCCCAGCAGAATTTATATTATGGATAATGGAAAAACCTGATTTACGTCCATCTGGTAAAGTATTATTTTCCGTTAGGAATAATTGGGCACCATATTCATTATGTGATAAATTGACACCAAATGTATACTACGATATCATAAATGAAAAACGTATAGCAGAAATAATATCAAAGAAAGAAATATCATTATGTTCCACTAAGAAAAACAACGGGTCTGGATATATATCTTCTGTATATTATATTCACGTTCTTAAAGATATAAAATTCAGTACAGATGTAATTGAAAAATTAGCAAAAAGAATATCTGAAAATACAAAGGTTCTTCAAACTAATGATGATATTATGTTGAAAAGGTTTTTTGAACCACCCATTATCAAAATCGATGTTGTAAATAAGATACTAAATAACATTTTAAGTTATATGAACAATGATTTCTATAAAACAAATGTCATTAATGCTAAAAAGATATATTATTCATTTAGAGATACTAATTGGCAATTTATTTCTATCGATAAAGGTGTAAAACAAGATTTACAAACATTAATACTATTCTATAATAATATTAATCAGTATTTCATTCTATATTACACTATACTTGAATTACAACTAACTAAATATAAAATATACAAAGAATGGGTTGAAAAGGTAAACAAAAGTAAAATATTCAGATTTTACTGTGACACCTTCTTACACTACGACAAAATAAGAAAGTGGATGGATAATGGTATTCCTGAGTATTTTAATACAAAACAAAAATAAACAAGGAAAATATTTCATCATTATTATTACTACACACAAAATTTTGTGTGTTGAGAAATCTATATCTTAATAAATCTCATTCTGTCATCTGTAAATCATAAAAATTCCACCTTGATTTTCACTCTAAAAATGAACTTTTCAGATACCTAATTTTTGATCTCTGAAAATTTCTAAAAATACAAATTTTTTTCTTGTTTTTTGGGGATTTTTGGGGATTTTTGGGGATTACGGTAAATTATACCACCTTGATTTTCAGTCTAAATTTGTATTTTCTTTGTTTTTGGGGATTTTTGGGGATTTTTGGGGATTGAAGATGGATTACAAAGTTCAATTTTAAACTGAAAATTATAGTGGAAAAATAAGAGGGTTGGAAAAAAGTAGGAAAAAGTAGGAAAAAGTAGGAAAAAGTAGGAAAAAGTAGGAAAAAGTAGGAAATTATTTAAAGATAAGAAAATCACCATAATAAAAGAGTAAATATGACCACAGAGAAAATACAATGTGAAAATTGTTCATCTATAGTAAGTAAAAAAAATATATCAATACATCAAAGAACAAAGAAGTGTCAAAAAGCACAAGAAGAGAAACGTCAAAGGGAAGAACGTGAAAGACAGGAAAAAGAACAAAAAGAACAAAAAGAAATAGAAGAACAATCACCTGTAAAAGAAAGTAAGGAAGAAAAAGTAGAGTGTAAATGGTGTAAAACTAAAGTATTTGAAAAACATCTAGAACGTCACTATGATACTAAGAAATGTATGAAAGTAAGAATATTAAAAGAACCATCTAATTTTTATAGGTGTAAATGGTGTAAGCAATGTTTCCCATCTCAGGTAGAATTAGATAGTCATAGAGATGTATGTATCAAAGGTAAAATATATCATCTGAAACAAGAATTATACACTGAGAAGGAAAATAGAGAAGACCTGATTGAACGACATAAGTTTGAACTAGATGAATTAAGGAAATACTATGAGTTAAAAATAGAGGAAAAATTGAGTGAACAAAAAAGGTATTACGAGGAAAAATTGAATACTCAAGAGAAAAAGTTCGAAGAAAAACTGAAGGAAAGAGAAGAAAAGTTTGAAAGAGAACTAAAGAGTAAAGATGATTTTATAAAGTCATTAGCAAAGGAACCCAAGTATGTTACGAATACTACAAATAACAATACTTTCAATCTCAGTAATTACTTTAAGGGTAACAATGGGATAGATTTTGACGAGAAACAGTTAGAGAATAAGATAGAACAGTGTAGAGGTATGATGTTGGAGACGGTGGATAAACATGGTTTTAGTGATATGAAAAAGATAAGAGATGTTAAGGATAAACAGATAGATTTACTCTGTAAAGATGAAAATACGAAAAAGTGGAACGTTGTTAATACAGATGCTTCAAGGAAAACATATACAGTATGTAAGAGGGATAATGATAAAGTTCTTACTGTTAAGGATCCAAATGGAAAAATGATGAAAATGATTGTCGATAAGATGGATAGATTAAACAATCGTTGTTACTACAAGGTGATGGCTGAAAATGTACATTTACAGGGAAGTAGGTTTTATGAGTTAGAGGACAATTGTAATATATTAGTAAAGGAATCACTATGGGATAAAATACCCACAAAGGCAATGTTGTCAGAACAAGAACTAGGTGAAGATGAAAATATCACTATTATAGAATAATAGTGATTTTCTTTTCTTGAATATATTTTATATTGTTTTTTAATAAATAGAAATGACTGTTAAAAAACCTCTTACAGGAGAAAAGCGTAAATCAGTAAAAAAAGTTAAAAAACATCTTACAGTGGAAAAACGTAAATCAGAAAGAAAAAAAGTTAAAAAACCAATGTCTTATAAAATACCTGTTGTGAAACCAAATATAATCACATCAAAGTGGAAAAGATATTTGGAAAAAAACCCAACAGAAAGAGAGGAAATAATAATTGCTACACCGCGTACTCAATATGTGTCTCTTTTTCTAATTAAAGAATTGGTAGGTGAATCTGAGTGTCACCCTCGTATTAAAAATCAATATGGTGAAACAAAACACGCCGGAATATATTTTATAAGCAATTCACATGGAAGATCATATATTACATGTAACTATGAAGGCGTGACTATGCAACGCTCAGGTCTACCGCCTTCAGTAGATTCGAGTTGTGCAGAACACATTAAAGATTGTCTTCTCAATTCAACAACAACTGTATTATTTTTCAATAGTATTTTTCCAGGTGGTGGTGGACATGCAAATCTATTAATTATCCAAAAAGATAAAAACAATAATTATTATATATTCAGATTTGAACCACATGGAGCTCAGACACTCTTGGTAGAAAATCCAACAGAATTTGAACGAAACGTTGGAAATGCGATTATTGAATTTATGAAAAACGTAGTTTTTGAAAATGAACCTATCAAACCCATAATTAAATATTATGGACCACATGTAGCATGTCCATCACAAAGTATTTTACTCAGAGGTTCAAGGGAATATTCAGGTATACAAATGCTTGAAAAGGAAAAATACAGACAGGAAATAGACAATACCGGATTTTGTTTTTATTGGTCATTATGGATGTTATTAATAGCTTTATACAATAGAAAGAGAGGAAAACGTGTTTTTACTGCTCATAATACGGCATATAGATTTTTAAAACAAAAAAATGGAGCTGAACAACGAATGAATTTTATCAGAAACTTTGCAAAACTTCTAAGACTAATAGAATTTGAGTCAATGAATAAAGATGAAAAAGGTATTGAAAAAGTGGTTAAAAAATACAAAGACTGTATTAAAACCGAATCTCTCAATTTTGTATAATCAATATAAAGTATATAGTGGTTGAAAAATAAAGTGATTTTAACACTTTAAAATTGGGTGTTTTTTAGAGAGGTTGTCTCCTCTGTATTGTGGTGTTTATAATATTATATATGATACAGCAATAATCAATATAATGTATATAGTGATATACAAACTGTTGGCTTCTTCCAACTTTTCTATTTCTTTTTGTTGATCTTGGTTTCTTTCACACTGTATTAAATATAATGTTTTTGTTTCGTGATTGAAAATTTCTAAATTTTCCATTTCTTTTTGTTGATGTTGGTTTCTTTCACATTGTATTTTATACAGTGTTTTTGTTTCGTCATGAAGTCTTTTTTCATTCTGATAGTTGAAATTAATATTATATATTGTTTCTATCAACTCACTTTCCATTTTTTTTCTCTTACGTTCTTGGTCAGAAGCATTTTTCCAAGTCTTCATAAGACTATTAACCATTATTAAATAATCACCTTCTGTCAAATCATCTTTGTGGTCGTCGATAAATTCTTGGATTTTGAGGAGATTTTCAGTTTCGGACATTGTTATATTGAATTACTTGTAGTAAGTAATAAGTATACTTATCAAGGTTTGAAAAAGCAGAGAAAAAATCATTTTTTAATAAATAAAAAATCAAAATGAATTCACTTTGATTTTTACCATCATAACAAATTAAAGGGAGTTTAACCCTTCAAAATTGGGTGTTTTTTAGAGAGGTTTTCTCCTCTGTGATGTGATATTATGTAATGTGGTTTAGATGTATTCGCAAATCATGTTGGAAAGATCAGGAATTATTATTTCATCCGTTATTTTTTTCACTTGTTTTACGTATTCTTTGTAATCTTCCATCTGTTGAAAATCAACTGTTGTAATGGGATTGGAGTGGTAATAATAATAATCTGATATCACCCTTCTTCTGTGTCTTTCACAGTATGGCATCTTCGTTATGAAACCTTCAATGGTTAAACCATTTTCCCACCAATGTTTACTGGAGGGGAGAGCGACGGTAGAACATCCACTGATATTACAGTTAGTAGTCATATTGGATTTTGCTTTTATCCCCTTCAAAACCCTATAAAAAATTCATTTTTTTCCAATAACAACCGGTTTTAAGTTCTTTTTCAATCTTGTAATTTGTCGGATCAAGAACTATGTGATGATAATATCACTACTATATGAAATTATATTTTATAACACAGTAGGTTATAAAATATGTAATCAACTAAATGGTATTTTTATTCAGAAGATGATTTCTTGTTCCACACAATACCAGGTAATTCGGCATCTTCAACCAAGAATTTCATAAATGATTCTTTTCCATCTTCACTTGTATCTTTAATACCGGCATCTTTTCTTGCTTTCATATACTTTTCATAATATTCATCATTGAATTTGGGGTTCTTCTTATCCAATTCTACAATCTCATCATTCGTTTTCAATAAAATATCCTTAATCTCGTCAATCTTTTTCATATGTTCTAGATAAGTCCAACTTAGTTGGGCTTTCTTAACACGTAATGTAATATAATTTTCATAAGGATCGACTTTTTCCTGTTTAGTGTCTTCAACTAACTTCTTTTCCTTTTCTTTGATTTCTTCGATATCACTTTGTTCTTTTTTCTTCTTTTCTATGATAGATTCTGAAATACATTTAGTTGTCTTTTTTCTAATATCAACTTCATCAGTATTAAGAGCATGTTTAATAGAAGTTGTTATTGGGAAAGGTCTTCCAACGTAAGAGTGGAAAATATCATGATATGAATCTGTATTCATGATTAATTCTTCAGCTTTTTGTTGAGCTTCAAGTTCTGTAGAAAAATTACCTCTTAGTTTAGCAAAGCCGAAAAATCCATCTTTATCAGGAGTAGCACCTTTTGCAGGAACAAATGAAAATAAACCATAAGTTTGTAATTGAATAGGGGGGTCAGCGTATGTTCTATCTATCTTGGGAAATTTCTTAATAAATGTATCTACATTAAGTTCATTAACAGCATTATTAAATTCATCTCCAGTTAATGGGGGTTTTCCAACTTCTGGTTTCCATTTATTCTGGAGATCTCTGTCTCCTGGAGTAGTAAGTGAAGATTCGGAACTCATATTAGTAATCTGTATTTATATAAAAAAATGATTACTTTAAATGTTTTTATTGTATTGATTAGGTAAATAGAGAAAATGAGTAAAACTGATTTTAACGAAATAAAAGTTTCTACAAAAACCTTTACGGTATCTACTAATCTTATATTCAATATAAAAGATATATTTACTTATTTGCCTATAACACCTTACAAACTCAAAAGTAAAAAAAGAGGTAGAAAAAGTAGTGAAGATTTATTAAATGACAATACTAACAAGTGTGAAAACAAGGTAAAAAAGGGTTCTATAATCACAATTAAGTATGAAGATAAAATACGTGGAATAGAAATACGTCCACGTAAAAATAAAAAGAAGAAATGGTTTCGTAATTCTATAACGATTGTAATGATGTTGGATAAACCTATAAACTTTAAAATATGTTTAAATGGTACTTTTCAAATGACTGGGTGTAAAAGCATTAGACAAGCAAAAGAATGTGTTAAAATATTTTGGGATATGATTTATGATAGAAAGGATTTATGGTATAAAAAAACGGAAAAAGATGATGTAATTAAGATATTGTTTATACCTTGTATGCGTAACATTGATTTTTCTGTTGGGTATCTTGTCGATAGAGAAAAACTGAATGATTACATTTTCAATAATATTGAAAAGTTCCACTGTTTATTAGAAACATCCTTTGGTTATACTGGTGTAAATATCAAAATACCAGTTAATAGAAGTATAACTGATATTGATATCGATAAAATGACATGGAATGAAAGTGAAAAGATTTGGGATGAAACTATAGTTAAGTATGACGAATATCTATCAACACTAAACGCTAGAATGGTAAAACATAAATTGGATAATACTCGTTATAATACATTCCTTGTCTTCCACTCTGGTAAGGTTATCATGTCAGGAATAAATAAAAAATTCATGGAGAAGGATTTTTATAAATTTATGGGTATAATGTCTAGTTCAAGAAAATATATAGAAGAAAAACTTGATATATAATTTTTTTTTTATATAATAAATATAAAAAATGGACCAAAGAATACAAAATAATATTACTGAATTCGCTATTCTTATAATAGGCATAGTTATTATTGTTAACTGTTTAAGGATAAATACTAATATTACAAATGATTGCAGTAAAGCGATTGTAGGAAAGTTAAATACATATGTACTGATAATTGTATTAGTTGCTATGTTTATGCCCATTTCTGAATTTATAACATCGTTAAGATGTAATGTTAATAAAAAGACACCTGGTAATATTGTATTAGCATCATTAACATTTGTACTTTCGATTGTCATATTGATTTTAACTTCTGTAATGCAGGCTAATATTGAAAAAGACGATAAATGTATTCCTCTGAGAAATGCGGTTAGAGATAATTTGATTATATCTGTTTTATTCTTGGTGATGTCTAGTGCGTTCTTGGCGGTTTCAGGTGGGTTATTTGGAGCAAGTAAATATAAGATTACGAAAAAGTAATTAGTTTGATTAACATAGTAAATAATAACAAAATAATATTACCAATATAAATAAAATTCTATGGGTAAAAATAATATTCAATATAAATGTAAACCAATAAGTGTTCCTAAAAAGTCGTAAAGCACCACCTTTTAAGGTAAAGGATTGTCCGAACCTTACAAAGGTTAATACCTGTTATTACGGATGAAATGTGTAGAAAATTGGATTTATTATTTTGTCCTGAAAATACAATGATGGAATGTCTTCTTTTACATAAAAGAGTTTAACATAATATTGTCATATTCTTAGTATTCGAAAGTAACATCATAATTTATAACCTATCGTTACGGTTATAAATTAAACACAATATTTTGTTAGACATATCGTAACGGTAAACATTTAGGTTTTCCTTTTACATAATGACATGGTAAAACAGTGGAACAAGGGAATTGAAAACATAAATCAGATTGGACGTTTTCAGGACATGTTTTAGTTTCATAACATTCATCCGTACGTGGACGAAAACCAGCCTTTCTATCTATAATAATAGGTTCTGAACTTTCAGCAACTCCTCTATACCATCTAGTATAAGGGAAAGAATCGAAATCTGTTTGTGTTTTAGTAACTGATGATTCAGTTACGAAGAAAGGAACATCATAATTCATTTTACGTTGTATAGAAGTTTTCATAAAACTATCGTTGGAATTAGTATTCATTTATTAATAATCTATATATTAATAAAATGTATAGTTATTATGTTCTTTTTTATTTGTATATGTACTATAAAACATTTTATTACAACAAACACGTGATAAGATTTAGTTGGTGGTTAATAAAAAAAGTATTTAGTATGGTATGGCGGTATAAAACTGAAAAATCAATTAAAGGTAATAATGACTGGATTTTGATTTGATTGATTTCATGATCATATTACTCTTGATAAGATTTGGTGTTTTCTGTATTTCATTTGATATAGTTACTAAATGACTACTCTTACATTCTTTTTCAACATCTATTATTTCAACCATTGTATCACCTCCGTAAAAACTATTATATGGGATTTCACTTTCTATAATTTCATATAACTCATATAAATCATTAAACGGTAATTCCTTATACTTTTCAGTCTTTACGACTTCAACCTTTTTTATATTTTGGTACAATCTAGTTTCTATAAATCTAGATATTATACATAAAGAACACATCAATTTTTCCCAATCTATATCTTTCACGTTAAACCATTTGAATTGTTTATCTACCCACTGAGTGACATCTTTTTTGAATTCCGATACTGCTCTTTTTCTATAATTATCATTTGTATACATATATCTTTTATTACGAGTAATATCGACTATTTCTTTGAACATAAATAATTGAAGATGTGTAGATGTTATTTGGTTTTCTATTTTGTTCCACTCATTGAAAAACATATATAAAGATTTGTGTACATCTTTTTCATAGAATTTTGAATGTCCTAAAGGGTGAATTATAAGAGATTGTATAATATCAAAACATATGAAATTCCATTTTTCCCATAACTTACTTTTTTTCATCCCTGAAATATTCCAACTCTCAATCTCTGATAATATGTTTTCAGAAGCACCATTTTTATCAACATGTGATGGTATTTTATCCCATCCACTATTTTTATCGATTTGTAATGGAAATAATAAACTAGAAACAAGTTTATCAAATTTTTTTACCTTTTCCTCATGACGTCGATGTGAATTCATTAATTCTTTAGATACGGTAGTGAGTAAAATCTTGATATCGGTAATCCAATCAAAATTACATGTTGTAAATCCGTATTGTGTATGTGACATGTTACACCATAAAGGATTACCTTTTACATCTGAACTATAAGAATATCCAAAATCTATAATCTTTGATATTCTCCCATTTACAGGTATAGCGTAATGTTTTTCAGATGAAAACTTGTATATAAACCAATCATTTACGTTATTAGGACTATTATATATTAATATGTTCATAGGATGTAAATCGTAATGGGTGAATTGTTTTTTTTGTTGGAGCACTATTAAAGATAATAACACTTGTTTCACACAAGAAAAAATAACATCTGTATGTTCGATATAGTCATGTATGAATGTATATAAATTTGTTTTATTAGGTATATATTCACTTAAGTATAATTCTTTTGTTATAGTGTTCGTACCCTTTTGAAATGGATTTTTATCACGTATACTATTTTTTATTTTACATGGAACATTCTCAAGTCTTCCTTTATACATAGGAATATGTGGTAACCATATTGCACAATTCTGTAAACCTTTCAATATTAAAGTCTCGTGTCGAATTAAATAATCAATATAGTTTGACATTTTAAACACAACCATATCACCATTATCTTGTTTTAGCACACCTGCTAAACCTTGTTTCCCTTTAACTGGAAACACACCTGTAAATTTTAAAGAACTACATATAGTATTATCTTGAAGATATTCAACAAGATTATCAATCATAATACTAGTTATTATATTATTCCATATTTTTATAAATACATTATAGAAAACTTTACTAAAGAAAAAAATACAAGTTTGTAAGAAATAAAGTATGACTAATATTAATATTAATAATAAAAAGTTTCCTCTGTTTTATTTAGATAACAAAGAAACTGTTATTAACAGAATCGCTTATAATCTAAAAACACTACCTGAATTTTTATGTTTTCCCTTTGGTGAGTGGAATCTTGAAACCAAATCTAACATCATAGTGAAAAACCTGATAGACCTTATTCGCAGTGAGAAACAAATAAGTTTTGAAAACTTCTGGAATAAAATAAAAACAACGTGTTCATGGGACGACCCTTTGAAAGATGTATTAATACCGTATCTAATATTCAACCCTCAATTGAATGATCAGGACTTTGCATTTTATTCGCTTGTTATTATAGATGAATTGGGAAATATACCAGAGTTTGATAACATTAATGAATTTGAACTTCAAAGATTGTGGGACACAAGAGATAAATTAAATACCGAGATACAGAACCGCATCAAAATGTTCATGAAGGAACAAAAAGATGAAATAGAAAGAATAATGAAGTTTGAAAAGATTAAAAAAGTTCCTTTTGTTTCAGAATTCGAAGTTGAAAAATACACATCAATGTTATCTGTTAAATTCGATATGGATGTAAATTTAGAAAGAATATTCGATTTAATGCATGTCGGTGACAAAATACCACTAATTGTATTAAACAACAAATTCAGTAAAGTATTACAAAAGTCCCAGGTAATATCACCTAATATCAACAGGATGAAATGGGATAATGAATGTATATGTTTATTGATGAATCTTCCGGAAAAAGATATACATATAAAACTTTCCAATAAACAGAACAAATATATTCTTTCATGGGACGAACAAACTGTAAAACATGAATTAATATCTAACGAATTTATGAATCTGTTTAAAGACAATATAGTGAATAAAATTTCCATTACTAAAACTGTAACAAAAAAAGATATAGGAGGTACTTTCTATATTGCTAGTGTTAATACAAAAAAAGTTGTCATGTTAGATTTAATAACCAATAACCCTTTCTGGAATAAAATAGTGTGGATTAAAGAAACAGAAAAAACAGCTAGTAAGAAAGAAATTATATTTGTTTACAGTGGTTACAATGAAGAAAAGATAACAATGCATTTTTCTTCAGGTAAAGTCAAAAAATACGATAATGTTACTAACATAAAAGAGGCTAATAAATTCGATATAGGTTCTCATTATACTCGTGTTAAAATTGTATCTCTACCGAGTGTAAATAAGATAGATGAAATGAAAAATATTATTTCGAAACTGTTTTCAATATATAATGAAAATAATAGTAAAATAATAAAGTTCTATAATGCTTATGGTATCAATATAGATGATCAAGGTGGAAAGGATGAAAAGGACGAAAGTGGAAAGGATGAAAAGGACGAAGAGGAAGAATTGTTTGATGAAAATATGAGGTTAAAGGACATTGAACCTAACTTATTTGTTTCTGGATACCCAACAAAATGTCCAAATCAACCAAGAGTTGTCACAACAAGAGAGGCAGAAAATATTAAATCGAAGGGATTTCAAGTTATAAAATTTCCAAAAGTACCAACAGAAGCTGGTATAAAACCTCGTTTGTATTCATGTGACAAAAACGATAAATACATATATCCAGGTCTTAGAAAAAACACTCTTAAAAACAGTAAAGATATAAATGTATTACCATGTTGTTATCTCTATGATCATGAGAAAAAAATAGGTTCTTTATACCGTAATTACTATTATAATGAACCTATTACTACAACTGTTAAAGATACAGTTATTACAACGGATAAACTATTATCTAAATATAAATACGGTTTATTACCAAAACCTGTTTCAATTTTATTAGATGATAAAAAATCATGGGTGAGGATGGGAGCTCTACACGATGAAAATGGTAATGATAGTTTATTAGATTGTCTTTCTATCATTTTAGAAAAGAAAATAACAAGAAAGGATGTAAGTAAATTCCCAGAACTATGTAAACAAGAATTATGGGATTGTTCGGTGGAAGAAATAACGAAAACCATATTGGATAAAAATACATACCTAAATCCTAGACTTGTTTACAATGTACTTCCTAAGATAACAAACTGTAATGTAGTTATATTCAGTCGTATAGGTAAATCGTCGAAGGTTGTCTTTCTTAAACCAAGGAGAGAAATATTCTATATTTATCCAGAAAATAAGGACAAAACTATTATGTTGTATGAACACATGGGTAGTAGATATGATACTGTAAATCACCCCATATGTGAAATAATATCGTTATTAAAAAAGGATGGAAGCTCTAAATCTATATTTTCTCTCAATGAAACAAAATCTATTTTGAAACTGATGAAAAACAATGATATTGCAATCATTAATAATACAAAAGTTGTACCTATGAAATTACCAGATAATGTAAAAGTGTTAAGTCAACGTTTTGATTCTTATGGTAAAGTAGATTTGTTAAATATAGAAACCAAAAACGGTATTAAAACTAGTATATTAATTGACCCTCAAATACCGATTGATGTAAAAGAGGAAAAGGGGAAAAATAAATTAATTTCTATTGTCGATGCTAAAAAGGTTTCGAAAGAATTGAACCTAAAGGAAGTTATAGTTGATAAACAAAACAATGTTATTAGTGGTACTATAGGTAATTGTGTTATTAAAATACCACATGAAGGATATTTAAACCAATACGATAAAAGTATTCAATTTGTTGACCAATGGAATAACCAACGTAAATTAATGACATATCTATTCCAACATCTACTATATTTTTACTCTATAGATAATACAAAACCAAGTGAACTAACCCCTAAATGGTTAGATTCACGTATGGTTATTATTCCAGAATATGTATATAATAATCCAAACAACTTGTTACTTGAAAATAACAAAAATATAAAACAAGGTAAAGTTGTAGTCAGAAATAAAAAGGTATACGATATGATGAATTATAATTTAAAAATAGCTGTTATGTGGAACTGGAAACAGGTGAAAGATTATAAGAATAAAAAATATATAGAAAATTCATATGATACTGTATATGATTTCGATAAACATAAAAACGAAACTATATTAAAGGTTGGAAATTTGTTGACTTATATCACTAAAATAAATACAAAAGAAATACTATACAATAAACCACAACCACAGTTAAATTCACCTTATTTGTTATATAATAAAAAGATTAGTTCTAAAGTGTTTATAGCTAAAAATATAGAAAGTATTAATAAAGAAGATAATTATAAATTATGGGTTTTATCATCTGAACCCAAATCATATATTATAAAAAATAATAACGATACTGATGAAGTAATGTACACTGTAATTGGGTATAAGTTAAAAGGTAAAAACAAATTTGTATTGGTCGATAAAATTTATTAAATTGAATTTATAGAGAGTAGTTATCATATTAGTATACTAAAAACACAATGACCAGAAAAAAAGGAATGAACGTTTTATCTCAATTGTTAGATGGAGACAATATCAAAAAGATTGAACAGATTATATGGGAAAAAAGTGATAAAGATAACAAAATATATAACAAGTTACTATATGAAATCACAGGGGATATCATATCCAATGTCAAGGTCGATGAAATCTATTCAATGATAGAGAATAATTTATTAGACTGGAATCATCCTAAGTTTAAAGAATACAAGATTGAAATGGAAGAAGAAAATCTCTTTATAGAAAATCCAATTGAAGTAGAAGAAGGTGTGTTACAATGTGTATGTGGTAGTAACAAGGTATTTTCATTTTCACGACAAACCAGAGGTGCTGATGAACCTATGACAACTTTTGCTGAATGTGTTGAATGTAAAAATAAATGGCAGTATAGTGGTTAAAATCTCGTGTATTAAATCTTAAAAATATTATTTATATCCTATATTAGGATATAAATAATCATATTAAATATTATAGGCTGATAAACAGTCGACACTACATAATGATAATTCTGATATCTTATTATCTTTAGTTTCAACCGTATTGATTAAAGATGTAGTTATCTCTTTTTTACAATGATCACATCTTTTCCCTTTTATGTTATCATCTTCTTTTACTTCCTTTTCCACGTTCTCATATTTTTCATCTTGTACAGTTTCATTTAGTTTATATTCATTATTTGTAGATTCATTTAGTTTATATTCATTATTTGTAGATTCTTCTACTTCCTCTACGTTTTTGTCTTCTTCTACTTCCTCTACGTTTTTGTCTTCTTCTATTTCTTCTACTTCATCTTTGTCTTCTTCTACTTCATCTTTGTCTTCTTCTACTTCATCTTTGTCTTCGTATTTGTTGTCATAAGATTCATCTTCATCTTCAGAAGATGCAGAAACATCACTATCGTCGTCTAGTACTATACCTAATTTATTTTTCATATTCTTTTCAAGTTTAGAAAGAGATTTCATCAACTTTGTCAATATTACATCTACTTGTTTTATTTCTTTTGAAGTTGGTTTATCTCTTTCTATGTTATGTTCCTTTTCAAACATTTGAATAAATTCATCCGACAAAGGGTTTCCAGTATGTGGATTCTTTGGAACATTGTATAATATAATTTGTTCCCATACATCAACAATAGGTATTTTATAAGATTCATCACCCTCAGTATAAATAACAGTTTGTTTATTTTCATCATCTATATCAGTGTTTTCATCATTGGTAGTATTGAGATATGTTAAACTTGTGGGTTCCGTAGTTATTTTCTTTGCGGTGTGTTTCCAAAATATATAATTACACAATCTACCTATATATATGTTTTTTACATTTTGTATAAGCATAAATACATATTTCGATTCTTTATCTGAAACACCTTTATTGTCAAATATCTCTGGTAATTTTTCCATTACCGATAATTCAATGAAAGATTTATCATTATAATAACCTGAATTAATCCTATCTTCAAAAACACCCAATCCGTATGATGCTATCGGATTAGTTAGAAAAATTACAATTTCACATAAAGCTATAATAGCATCTCTGTTTAATTTATATTTACTAACAATTGTATTTGAAACATCGTTGATGATAGATTCATCTAAAACTGATGTTAATTCATTTGATATAAGTTCATCTATCATTACGTTATCAATACTACTATTCATTATGTTATTAACGACATTTTCTCGTTTTAACCGAAACAACTGTATTTCCTCTATTTCATTTGAAAATAATTTTTCATCCTTATATAAAGTTATTTTACCACTAGGAGAACAAAAACCTATCTCCATAGAATATGGTTCAGGTGAATCAATATATATGTAATGAACCCCCTTGTTATCTATTTCACGCTTATTATTATATAGTATTGGATAAAATTCTAGTTTACAACGAAACCATTTTGAGTTTATTGGTTCATCTACACGTAAATATTGTTTAATAAACTCAGAATTAGTCTTAAACACAAGAAAATCATCATCTTTTTTAATATTCAAGGTGGAATAAAAATAATCACATATCTGTATATCATATGAATCAATATCTTTAATAATATCCCTTGTAGTCGTTTTTATAATCATCTTTATTTTCTTCTAGTATTTTTTTTAAGCTGATAAATTATTTAAGTATTAACTAATAGAATACTAAATACATGGAACAGTTACATAGAAAGGAACGGAATAGATTGGATTTACGTATAAAAACTATTAAAACATATATAGAACGTAACAATACTTCAATAATAGCATTGAAATCTCAAACAGTATCAGACTATATTGTAAAAAAGATAAAATCATTAAAGAATGATAATATTAAATACCTAGAAGAAATAGATTCTCTCGATAAAAGACAATATGACTTATCAAACGGTTATTTAGACGATGAATTGAAAAATAAATGTAAACAAAATAAAAAGGAAATAGACTTAAAAAATACTCGAAAAGAGAATATTATAAAAGAGAAAAAGGAACGTAAACAAGAGGATAAAAATAAATCTGATCAGTATTTTCAGACATCTAAACAAGAACGAAAAAACTTCTTTAGTAAACAACGATTAATTGGAAACTTTGAAAAGAAATACTTCTCTATACTGGAAACAGTTCCTGATTATATAATCAGGAATCTCAAAACAATGCCAAATAATAAAGGCTATATATGGCGGGATGTACGTTTCTATGGATGTTTACCAGCTGAAAGCAATAAAGATATATTGTTTCAAAAGATTGATGGTGAATTATACATACACGAAATAACTAATTCTGTTCACAAAATATATAAAAAGGTAAATAAAAAGAACGTTACTGTCTGGGAACAAAAAAGAGATGATAATAAATATAAACAATCTTATTACATCTAATTATCAATTAGATAACAAACATACCATCCAGTAATACTTGATACAATATCACCCAAAATATTAATGATAGAATCAGAGTATTTCTTTCCTCCAGGCCATATTGTAAGTAAATGATTTTGAATAAACTGTATTCCAACTGATGTATTTTCCAACATCTCGAATATTATATTTAACAATAACCATACTGTTATATTTAAACCGAAATGATAGGCAATTACACCACTCGCAAAATGTAGTAATGAATATTTATCTATAAAGTATTTTCCCATTTATTAATAATAACAATATAAAACAAGAGTTTAACATGCTTTATATGGGTGTACACTATTAATATACAAGTGTACTTATTTTTTCTCTATAATTCAGTATAATCTTTACGGTAATTTATAATTAACTGTAATGGAGTAATTATTTTTATTTGGATATTATCTTCGTCTATATTGTAGTCATCGTTTATAATAGTTATTTTATTTTTATATCCCATATCACTCACACACTCATATATTTCATCATTTGTTATATCATTGTAACTCAGATTCAATGTCTTTAATGTTTTTATTTTTAACAGTTCACGTATATCTTCTTTATTTATGTAATTCTTGGAAATATCCAAATCAGTTACATTACTGTTTTGTAAATAACTTATACCATCAACCGTAATATCATTATCTGATAGTATTAATTTTCTGATATTTTTCATCTCAGAGAGCGAATATAAAACATCATCTTTTATACTATTCTGTGTAAAATCCACTGATGTCAGATTTTTCATATTGGGAATATTGTCTATTATACATTTATTAGTTACAGAACTAGCTCTAATATTAATAGTCTTAATATACGGACAGTTATTAGCTATATATACGAACTGATTATCATCAACAAATTCATCATTCAGTTCAAGTCCTAACTCTTCAATTGAATTAGGTAAACACAAGTAATGATTACCGTCTTCCTTCCATTCCTGATTACCCATTTTTAAACTCTTTAACTTCTTCATTTTCGAAAAGTCTCTATTTTCAATATCACACGATGATATATTCAATTTAGACAACTTTTCAAATCCTTTGAAATCAACACGTACTATATCTGTATATGATACACTTAATTCATCTAGTTCTGTAAACCAATATAATATATCTTGCAGTACGTGATTTACATTAGAAAATCTAATATTCAATGACTTTACATACTTACCTGCCCTTTTTTCAACGAGATGTCTAAAGTGTTTTTCACTTTTAAGTTTAAAACACTTTTCCTGAAAAACATTCCCTTTGAATCGTTTTAAATCAAATGAAACACATAACAGTTCCATCTGTGATTTAAAATCTAAAAAGGTAAAAATCTCACCCATAACATCATAACAAACTTTGTTTAACATTGTTGTTTTGATAAAAATACCTGTATCAAAACAATATATATTCATTTTTTTTTATTTTTTATTTTTATAGTATATAATAAAAATGCCTGTTGAAAACTTTAACGTTAGAAAAACAACCGAACATACTGGTGTTCGAACTGAAAAATTAGTAATAAGTGCATTATCTGTTACTACTCAAGCATCAAATTTATATGTGGATCCAGTAAATGGTATTGTTTACCAATCACAATACATATTATAAATCGTTTACACTTATTCTATAATAAAACACGTTAATATATTATCATATTATAGAATATCTTTATTTATTTTTTTTTATTTTTATAGTATATAATAAAAATGCCTATTGAAAACTTTAATGTTAGAAAAACAACCGAACATACTGGTGTTCGAACCGAAAAATTAGTATTATCCGACCTACCTGAATATACATCTACTATTACTCCACCTGCAAACTTTAAACCGATATTTGTTGACAACAATACTGGTATTGTTTACAAATATGCACCACAACCATAAGTCGAATAATTAGCATCATAAATCGTGTATACTTATTCTATAATAAACCACGTTAATATATTATCATATTATAGAATATCTTTATTTCGGACAATAGTTTTGAACAATAGGAATAGATGGGTTGTAAATACCTCTTACAGAAGCTTCATACAATAATTCATCGAATATCTGTTTGAACTTTTCAGTATGTCCAATTTCGTCACATATTACATGAGCTATCTCGTGTAATGTAACATATATAATCATATTCTTACCGTAATATTTTCCTTTTTTATCCTTCAAGCATAAATACACCTTTTCTTTATTTATTGTGTAAGATTGATCATCTTCGTAAAACCTTATTTCATCCATTATATTTCTATTGTTTAAAGGAGCTAATACACCTTTGTAATTAGAATCAACAAAAAGGGGTGTTATATCATCAAGAATTTCTCTGATAAGACCATTAGGTTTATACGTGAAATCTTCTACCTTGTAGAAAATAATAGGTAAAACTATAATTAACGATAGTATAAAAAGTATCATCACGATTTTATTAACTCGTTTCATTCTTTATTTAGACACGAAATCCTTTTTTTCTACATTCATTAACTATATATTCTTTTATGTCTTCTATTTTTACTGTATAAGGGACTTCTATTAAACATATACCCTCATCTTTACATATTCTACGTTTCATATCGTCTCTATATTTTTGATTTAGAAAAGCTTCTTTATTATTTTTATGGAAATATGGAACAAACTTATAATGTTGAATACCATTATATTCAACAGCTAGTTTAAGTTCTGGATTCCAACAATCAAGTTCTAAATTATAATTCTCGGTAACAGTGTTTCTCAAAAAATCAGGTCTTGCTTTATCAAATGGTCTTTGAAATACTTCTTCCAAGACACGTCTACATTCTACTTCACCTTTACTATCTCGACCCTTACCTGTAGACCTAGTTCCAGAACTATATCTAGACTTCATCCTCATAGAGTCTGGAAAAATAGGAACTTTTGTACTCCAAGTACCTTTTTTACTCGTTAATTTCCTGTAAAGAGCGTATATTAGAATGAAAACAATACATAAACCTAATACAATTTCAAAACCCCATTCAGACCATATTTCTTTTATTTTTGTAAACCATGACATTTTTTATATTAAAGACAGGAAATATAAAAATGAATAACAAGCAAGTGTAATACCAGAAGAAGGTAAAAATGAAAATCACTTTGAAAAACTTTAGATGTTGGGACCAGAAGGAATTGGAATTGGGTGAAGAAGGTTTAACACTTTTATCTGGACAGAGTGGAGCAGGTAAATCGACTATTTTAATGGCAATATATTTTGCCTTATTTGGTGTAGGTAAAAAAATAAGTTCGAAAGAAGGTAAAACAAAGGTTATATTGGAAATAAAGGACTTAAAAATAGAAAGAACAAAGAGACCAAATAGATTGATTGTGAAAAACTCTACAGGTGAATGGCAGGATGATGTCGCACAATCAATAATAAACAATGAGTTTGGTTCTCATTTTGACGTTTCATGTTATCTAAACCAACAAGGAGAAAATTCATTTGTTAAGATGAGTCCAATTGATAAACTATCGTTTTTAGAGAAATTTTCCATTAATGATTTTGATATTCAATCTTTAAAGAAGAAGTTAAAACATATCACTTCTGTGGAAAAAGAAAACTGGATTAGACACCAATCCAGTTTTGAAATGGTTCAAAATATTTTAAATGATTGTATTTTACCTGAACCCCCCTCTAAATCTAAACCTATAGAAATGAAGGATGAAGGGTTTATAGATCGTCAAATTGAACAAGAACTATGGGAAACAAACATTTTGTGTAAAGAGGTAAAAAATAGAACCGCTATCGTGAAAAATGAAAATATGATATTAAATGAGTTACAGGAAAAAGTACACGAATTGGAAAATAAAAATAAAGGTGATGTTGTTCTATCTAAATTAAAACACAAAATAAAAATGTGTTCAGAAAAAAGAAAGTATACGGTTCTACAGGAACAATGTGAAGATACAAAGAAAATGATAGAAAATGAAATAGAATCCAGTAAAAAGAAAATAGAAGAACGTATAGAAGAATTAGAAAGTAAAAAATCTGAATACTCCATCTCTGAATTAAAGAAGGAGATAGAGAATATTGAAATAAAAAATCATGAAAAAAGAACCGTCAACAATTTGAAAAATAGAATTGATAAACTTTCTAGTAAAATTAAACCTGTAGATGTCTTGATAGAAAATCGTATCAAAACTGTCGAAGAATTAAAAACTAAAACTACAAATCGTATTAAAGTATTTAATTGTCCTTGTTGTTCCGAGAAAGTTGTTCTTTCATCAGAAAAATCAAGTAGTCTTGAAGTATATGACCCTGAAAAACATGAGGTTAATTCTAGTTCAAGTACACTTACTGTAGAGGAATTACGTGAACGTATTAATAAAATAGATAATGCATTACAAAAACAAGAGCTCATCCAACAACAGATAAAAGAATTGGAAGATGAATTAAAAGATTATTCCGTAGATACAACCGGAGAAGAACTCGATGTTTCTACATTAAGAGATGAATTAAACATTGAAAATAATAGAATTAGAAAACTGGAAAAACTTATTGAAAGAAGAGATGGTGAATATAAATCATCCACCTTGATAATGTTGGAAGAAAAACTTGATATCATTAGAAACAAAATAACTGAATTACCGTGTTTTTCAGATGATATCGAAATCGAGAATGAAGATGAATTAAGGAATGAATATGAAGAACAAAAGAGAATCAGATCGGAAATACTATCAATCAATATTCAGATTGAAAATACTTCCAGAAGAATTTTGGAACAAACTGAACAAAACAAACAAAGTAAAAAAGACCACACTGTGAAATGGGGTAAAATAAGAAATCCAAATAAACTGAAAATACTATTGGAAAGACAAAAACTTTCAAGGGAATGGATAGAATGGGAAAAGGAGAAACAGAACTGGGATGATAAAAATAGTAAAGTAAACGAAGAACGAAAAAGAGTTGAAGATTCTAATAAAAGATACACTGCTACTTTGAAACTAAAGGAAAAAATACTAAGAAGTGAAAGTTTAATATTGAATAATATGGTCGAAAACATTAATATTCATACACAAGAATGGTTAGATTTATTTTTTCCAGACACCCCTCTTTACAGTACACTAAAAACTTGGAAAACAAACAAAAAAGGTACTAAACCTACTATAGATATCGAAATACAATACAAAGATAGAGAAATAGATGTAAATAGTCTAAGTGGTGGAGAATTCGCACGATTAACATTAGCATATACATTAGCATTATCAGATGTATTCAAATCTCCATTAATTATGTTGGATGAGTGTACCGCATCATTAGATGAAGAATTATCATCCACTGTTTTCGATAGTATAAAGGATAAATTCTCTTCCAAGTTGGCTTTAATTATAGCCCATCAGGTTGTTAAAGGTGATTTTGATACTGTAATCAATTTATAAGAAAAGGATAATTTTATTCCCAGATTGGGAAATAAAATTATAATACAACATTAACATCAACATACCTATAACAAACTATATCACATCTTCGCACACGAATAACATCACCTTTCTGATAGTTATAATACCTAGCGATAGGATCCACCGTAAACATTATAGGGAGTTTTTCAATATTCTTTATTTTTACCATAATACTCTTAATTTCATCTTTAGTCAGTTTTTCAAATATAGGTTGAAGAGAATGTTTTGTTATATTATATTGTAACTCATTAACAGAAAAATACTCCACCTTTATATTCTTTATATTGTTAATTATTTTCAATACAAAAGGTGTTATAGATTCTTGATACATAATAATTATATGTTTCATCTCCCTTTCTTCCGTTATTGATAATATCTCCTTCAATGTTTTTATACATAATTTAGCGATTGTAGTGATGAAAATACCTATATCATCTTTCCCTTCCCCCTTAAAGAGAATATAATCACTATTCTTACTATCATTCACAATACTATAACCTCTATCATTCATCATTTCATTCAACGTATCAAACGCTTTGTAATTTTTCGCATCTTTATTAAGAGAATTCATTTCCTTCTTTTATTCATCTATTGGTTTAAACTTGAAAACAATTCATTTTATTATATAATCTTTTATACTGATTATATAATATATTATTAATGAAATAATTAAGGGTGTATTTAAGATACTTACAGTACAGGGAAACCAAGGGCACCTCCGGACACACGAACAATGTTGTTGTTGACGGTGGTAACAACCATTTCGAAATTTTGTCCTTGAGCAGCTTTAGCAGCTGCAGATGGTTCAGCACGAATAGTGACGTTGGTCAACTTACCGTAGTTGGTAGAACCGGTTGGGTCAACACCGCACATATCGAGGGCGTAAGAGTACATGTGGTAACCAGTATCTGTTGGGATACTAGTAGCATGGTAATATGGTTGGACCAAAGAGTAGAAATCAGAACCCATGTTAGAAAGACGGTTAGTGTTCTCATAGATGATACTAGTACGGATGATAGGGTCAGAACCTAAAAGTTTTCCAGTATCGTGATTAGGTTGGGCAGTAGTGTAGTTAGAACGTTCGTTATCATGATTGCCATTGCTATTCGGAGTGATGTTTCTAACAGCGAAGAACAAAGCCTTGACAGCATGAGAGAAACGAAGGTCGAAGTTTTGAGGATTAGCTGGGTTGAATGATTGTCGAGGAGAAGTTTGAACCTGTTCAATCAGCATATCACGAGGAGCACAGGCCATACGTTTACGTTCGTCATTAGAAACAATCGAGTAGTTAGACCAGACCTGAACTTCATCAAGAGATGGAGTAGGAGTGACGTTAGTAGCATTGTTTGCTTGTACATTATTTGCTCCGTCAGTGAGGACCAAAAGATCTTCCCATCGGCGGAACTTGAAGCTAATTCTAATTTCGTTATATGGGAGAGCAGCAGTTGGGAGAGCAACACCAGTGTCACGAGCATAGAACAAAGGAATAGGTAAGTTCAACACCTTGTCTTCAGTGGCAGGTTGGGGATTACTGGGGAGAGAGAAATCATCAGTATTTCCGATCATATTGTCATAACCGACTCTCTTACTGGCAGGAACGGTGAAGGCCGACCAGAAATCGAGATGGTAAGTGTCGATTCTGTGAGCAACTAAGTCGTTGAAAGAAATGTTACATTCTTCAACCAAGTTGTGCATAAAGTTTCTGCACCAACGGACATGTGATGCGGTACCTTGAGCTGTAACTCCCTTAACGGTCAATCTCAACCAACTGTGTAAGAGGTAGTCACCGGCACGGGAAACGGAAACAGACCATTCTTGTCCGAATCCAGGAGTACCAGAGGAACGAGAGAGAACGACTGGGACTTGTGTGAACCAAGTAGACTTACGTGTTTGACGGACAAAGTATGTGGTGGCGGTTGCTCCACCGAATAAATACTTTTCAAGTTCATCGAAAGTTGCAAGATCGATGAAACCAGATGTTAAATTAGAAGAGTTCATAGACATTTTATTTTATTATATAATAGATTTTTTTAATTTTTTTTTTAAAATATGTCGAAAATTGTTTTAAAGATATATAAAAAATATGGTCTAAAATATATTTATATACCTATATAAATATACTATACTGTAAAATGAATATAAATCAAATGGAAAGTGACATCGACATACTTCGAATACATGAAGATATCAATAACAATATAAAAATTCAATTGGATAATAGAGTTTACATTGAACGTCGATTAAATCATATAAATAGTATCTTAGAAAATGATGATTTGAAAGATACTATTTTACGTAAATGTGAAAAAATCAAAAAAGAATTAATTCAGACGTTGGATAATATAACTAACAATTACTATTTCTATATAAATGAAAGCACTCCGATTATTGAATCTTACAAAGATATGTTGAAAAAGCCTATTAAGATGTCTTTCATGGGTAAAAGTGTTAGTAATAATGAAGATAAAAAAAAATTGGTCATTAGTTACATAGACATTGTAAAGAAGTATAAACTCTTTGATAATGAAATAACAAGTATACATGACAATACACGGAAATTTATTTGTGATAACTGTAATAATAAAAAACATTTTGATTTTATAGAAGATGATACTGTCTTGGTATGTAAGAAATGTTTTAATCAAAAGACTATATACAATCCAATGATTTCATATAATGATAATGAACGTGTAAATATGTCTAATAAGTATACATACGATAGAAAAGTTCACTTCAGAGATTGTATTAATCAATATCAAGCTAAACAAAATAGTGTTATCAAACCTGAAATAATGAAAGCACTAGAGGAAGAGTTTAGAAAACACCATCTATTGAATGAAAAAGATGAGAATGGAAACCCTACACCTGACAATATTAAATTCAGAAATATAACTAAAAAACATATAATGATGTTTTTGAAGGATTTGAAATATACAAATAATTATGAAAATGTTAATCTTATTCATTATAAGTTTACAGGTATACCACCACCTGATATTAGTCATCTAGAAGATAAACTTTTACAAGATTTTGACATATTGACGGAATTGTACGATAAAACTTTCAAAGATATAAACAGGAAGAACTTCATTAATACTCAATATGTTTTATACCAGCTTCTGTGTAGACATAAATTCAAATGTAAAAAAGAAGAATTTGTTATACTGAAAACAGTTGATAGGAAGTTTTTTCATGATAAGATTATAAAAACTCTTTTTGAAATATTGGGTTGGAATTACAAACCTTTCTTTTGAACAATTGATTTAAAAATAGACAAAAGTAATAATAGCAAGTAAAAATATAAAGATGAAGATTGTTTTGAAAAAGAATAAAAAGATAGGTAAAATTTGGCATCCACAAACAAGGTTGATTTTCAAGAGTGCAAATGAAAGAATTGTTGTAGGATATTTAAATGATGATGAAAGTATTTCCAATCTATCCGAAGAAAATGTTAAAGTATGTAAAGAATGGGGTTTTAGATTTGAAAGTGAAAAGGGTGAAAGTGAAAAGGGTGAAAGTGAAAAGGATGAAAGTGAAAAGGATGAAAGTGAAAAGGACAGTGAATCTGATACAGAACTTGAAAATGTTAACAATGGTGTAGATGAACAAAATAACAACGACGAAGAACAAAGGGAAAGTAAAGAATGTGTTGATTTAGATGTCGAAAGTGTATTAAATGACGTTTCCAATTATATAAAGGGAGTTGAAAATAATTATAACGAATTATTAGATAAATATAATAAACTATCTACTAAATTTAATCAATTAAGAGTATTATTGAATTAGATACTACTGTGATGATTTTTTTATTTTTTTTTCTTTATGATAGTAATAAATGAATAAAGATTATAAAATTCTTATTGTAGTATTAGTTCTCACAGCTGTTGCTGTCGGAATTTATTTTATTGTGAAAGCAGTTGAAAAGAACAAGGATAAGGGTGATAAGGAAAATTTCGGTATGATTCCATCTAGAAAAATTAAACTCGATAAAATCGGAGCCAGTAGTATGAATGCTGTTGAAAAGGGTAACATATATTCTATTCCTGGAACTTATCAATCTCAGTTGTCTCCTCGATTTTCAAATGTAGGATATAATGCTTATATTAGATACAATTTACCTGAAACAAAGAATTTAGCAGTACCTACCGACCCTTTGTCTCAAGGTAATTTAGTTGAGGAATTCACTAATAAAGTAGATGTTTCACCAGCAACACAAAATTATTACGATGCTGTCCAAAAGGTTCAGGAAGAAGCAGAAGGTGCTCAACCAGTTAGTCATTTACCTGTCTCAGATATGACAAGTATTTCTGAAGACGCTCAACCTATTGTTTATGACAGATTCATGTACGCAAACCGTAACACTCGTTTGAGAGCTCAAGGTGACCAAATTAGAGGTGACTTACCTATTGTTCCTTGTCAGGAAAGTTGGTTCCGTCCATCAGTACAACCTCACATCGATTTACAAACTGGTGCTATGAATGTATTGGCTGGACCTGAAAATGAACAGTCAAAGGCTATGGCTGCATTAGTTGCAATGTCTACTGCTGGAACTGAGACGATTGTTGGTGGTGTTGATCTTGCAACTCATTATAACACCACCCTGTCAGCTGGACAAGGTGATGTTACTGTCACTGCTTATCCTTAAGATAATTAATAATAGTTTTTATAACCTAAAAGGTAGTTATAAAAATTAACAAATTATATTATATTAATGTTATTGCTTCGTTATGATGCATTATCATTGAAGGTGTATTCAATAAATAAAAATATTTATCATATATTTCCTTTTTAATGTGGGGTGGTATAGAAAATTTTTTACCTTCTGGATACAACAGTATAGTATTTAATATACTCTTGTACCAACTTTCATTTTTAACTGGATATGGATGTAGTGATGTTAGTTGTTTGTAATAGTTTGGTGATAAAGCTACAACTTCAAGTGATACATCAGATGGATAGAACTTGTTGTAAAATTCTGGTTTGTAAGTGGTTTTAAAATCGTTAAAAACATCAATGTAACTATCCAATATTAAACTTTCTTTAGTGTTGTAATATGTTTCTAAAATCTGTAATTTGTATATTTTCACAATGGAATCATTTTCATCCCTTATATTTTCAAATATACATTTAGTATCTTTCAAAGTGATATTAGGGGTCTTCTCAAAAGTTTGGAAAAGTTTCACATCATCTTTGTTACTAAGTAATCCATATAAATAATTAACTACATCAATAGGTGTTATCTTATCATTTTTTACATTGGAAAGATATTGGTAATTACACATTGAAGATAACTTCATTTTCATATTTCTACAATTGAGTTTTTCTTTGATGAACATACTTATCATACAATTAAATTTATTCCAATTACTGGGTGATAATGTTCTATTGTATATTATTTCTTTCAAGCTTGTAACTAGTAAAGATATAATATCGGATGAAATATTACTATTAAAAATATTAACATAACCTGTAAATACTTTGTCATGAATAACTCTTGATTTACCGTAATCTATGATACGAGCTATATACTTACTATGCATTTTCCACAGTCCTTTACCATTGTACATATTATAAATCAAAGGTTCTTTATTGGTATTCGATGTAATCATTATATTCCATGGGACTAAATCGCCGTGAATAAAACCAAATCGTTCTTGTGCCTCGTATATAGATAATATAATTTGTATACATATTTTAATATAGTCGTCAAATACAAATTTAGATGATTTAATATATTCCTGTAACGTTATACCTTTTACATATTCGGAGAAAATATGAAATCCATTTATATCCTGAGTCCACCCTAATGTTCTAGTAAAGTTTTTGCTATTAAGATTATTAATACAATTACATCCGATATATATCTCATTTCTATGTTCCTCCATTTTACGTTGATTTAAAGTAGTTTTTACGGCAAATAGATTATACAATCTAACCAACGACAATTTACTTTTAAATAGTATAGTAGAGTTGTTTTCCACTTCAGTCATACACAAATTAGATGGTTTAACAATATTAGGTTTTTTAAGACTGAGTATATTTCGCATATGTGTAACATCATCGTTGTATGTATTCCTTATACTTTTCAATATAGCATTTACATGTTTAAAATGTGTTTCAGAAGACATCAATTCATCAATCAACTTTTTAGCTCGAATGGTTATATCATACACTTTGTCATCATTTTTCTTACACCAATTTATTTTGTCAATTAAATCAGATAAATCCTTTTTAACAGGTATATAATGTTCCCATTCTTTTAGTTTATCAAAATACCACAAATCCCATTCTGAACCTACTAATAAAACAGCACTACCTGATTTTAAATTACGTGTCAATCTAAAAGCAGTTACATGACCATCAACACATATCAAATATTTATATTTATTTTGTTCTTGTTCACTCAACCATTTTTTTACAGGTATATTTATTTCATCTGGGTTTATAATTTGTAAGTATTCACAGTCTTGTAATTTTCTAGGACGACAGTTCCATTTTGTAATACCTGCATCTAGTAAGTTATCATCATTAATACTATGAGACAGCTTAGCCAATTTAATTCTAACATTATTATTTTCATTTACACCTGGTCCAGTACTTGTACCTCTCCAAATAGCAACATCTTTTTTTTTATTCCATTCAATAGAGTGAATTCCTTCATTCATATTAAGTATATGTTCCATATCATCCCATGTTGGAATTGCAACATCAGCATAATCAGAAGCTGAAACCATTGATAATATAGGAGCATAATTATTATAGTTATGGCTAATAAGTGGTTTATTTTTAGTCCCCCAGATATGATGATATGGTTCAGTACCATCTCTCTTTAGAATAGGAAAGTCTCTTTTGTTAACAAAAAAATCAACATCTGGAACATCTTCTTTTTCACATAACATTGAAAAATATTTCTCAATTGTATCTATATTCCTATCCGTCTCTCTCGGAGGATATTCATAACGCAATAAACAATTATTAGACCACCATTTGCTGAAATCATTATTCAATCTTTTTTCATTCCATTTTCTACCTTCATTCAAAGCACACTGCCTTATAACATCACTCACCTGCTTACCTGGGGGTGCTTTAATAAGTTCACCCCATTCATTCTTGAAATGCATGTTAGTAAACGGTAAATACAGTTGTATTTTACCATTTCTTATGCTGATAAACACCCCTTTTTTTATCTTATAAAACATATAATAAAAGGTGTTTAAAACACAGCTTAAATCCCTGTTTTTGTATTTTTCCCAACATTGCAGAGGTGTTGTGTCTACGTTGTTGTTGATTTTATTATTTTCAAGAGTTGAAAATAATGAATATAAAAATTGATCTTCATCTCCTGCTACGGAAGCACTCAAATTTTTATATCTATTGTTCATGTTTTTAGTAGTTTGTATCAATCGAGTTTTTTAAACTTCAATTTCTCCTTTGTAACAGATTCGCCTTTTTGGACTTGTTCAATTTCGCTTAGGATATTGTTTGGATTTTGTATACCACTATTCCTAAGTATGTTCAAGATAATTTCATTTTTTTCTTTTTTGGTTCCTATAGATTTTCTTGTTTTAGATTGTTCCAATACAATAGCTGTTTTGTTATATTTCATCCCATATTGGTCATTTTTCTGTAGATATTCCTTTATATTAGTCTCTAATACCTTATATCTTTTCCTCAGTTCTGTATTACGTTTATTATTCAATGTTATTTCTTGACGGATTGCGTCTATTTCTTCTATATATTGACGTATTGACATTTTAGTATAATAGAATAATAATCTTTATAACATTATAGAATAATTTATAATACTCTAATTATAAATTATATGACTAAGTGTACCATCTAGACACTCTGAATACGCATAGGATTTGCTATAATACCAGTTTTTCTAACGCCTTCCTCGATTCTTACAGAAGAAGGTGTTACTCCGTAATTGTGAAATCCACCAGCCTTCACCTTTGGTTTTAACGTTTTAAATTCTCTAGAACTATTATCCATTCCAGAATTCATTCCTCTGGCAACAGAACCAGTGAAATCATAAGTTGGACGATTTTGTTTCAATATTATTTCATTCTCCCATGTATTCTGATTATCATTGGTTCTATATTTTTTATTTGTTTCAACATTGCTATTATTAGTGTTTTCCTTTATGTGACTTTCAGGTGCAATTCTATCACTTTGATAAGACCCTTCATGTTGTGTTTTTTTGATATTTGTATTCATTTCACCCTTTAAAGATTCTCGAAGATTAATAGTATCCATATTATCATATATTTCAGTAACACCAAAGTTCTTTATGTTTTTATGAGTAGGTCTTGATGAAATTTTCCGTAAACTATTAAATACCTCTTTTGTATTCTCTGCTGTTCCACATGTTCTAAGCTTTTTAGAGAAATCAAGCCACTGTTTGTTTGTATCACAACTAGTTACGTTTCTACTCTGTCTAGATAATGGTAACAATTGTTCTTGTCGTAATATAGGAGGGCGGAATGCACCATCTCTCATTATTCTATATGGTAATTTAGCAGAACCATTTTGTGATTGAATAGTTTTAGTAATACCACCACCGTTACCTCCATAATTTCTATATTCGACAGATACCATAGGATTTACACCCCTAGCAAACTTTAAAACATTTTCCATAATACGATCATCTGATTCATCTATAGTTCTTGTTATAGAATTGTTATCACCTACCTTATTTATCCTTCTAGTCATTATAGATTTAGGAGGGTCTCTTAATATATTCATATTAGTTCCCCATCCTTCTATTGAAGGAAGAGTTATTTTACCTCTACCGTTTATTGCTGAATAAGATATTGACATCCTTTTTATAGTAAATCAAAATTTTTTTTCGTAGGGATTGAAATTATCTTCTTGGAGCGGTAGAAATAGGAGCCATTTTTCTTTGCCAATTAACAGAATTATTTTTACGCATCAATCTTTCCTGTAAATCTGTTCTAAATTCAGTAGTATCCCTCAACCATGATTTATGAGCGTCTTTACGATAATTACCCTCTATAGGACCTCCATCTCTCTGAGGTCCGTATGCTTCAGCCCATGATTGATGGTCAACCTTACTTCTTGTAATATAATTAGGCATTCTGATTGCATTTACATCATCGTAAAAATATTTTGGTTGTCCTAGTAAAGGATCTATATAAGTTCTTTCATGAGTTCCATACCCTGTAAATCTTGGGTCATATACATTATATTCAGTAGGATTTGTATTGGTGGTTTGTTCATCTACCTCATCTTCACCAAAATAAGTTCTTTCATAATTTACATCACCATTATCCGAGAATTGTCTTTTCAAATGTGGAAATTGAGGTGTCATTGAAATACCTATATTTGTATTCAAAGGTTCGTTTACATCAGTGTTAGTATAAACACCTGGTTGAATTACAGAAGTGAATACCTGTTGATTTCTTTGTCTCATTTCAGGTGTATTCATACAGTGTGGAACATCCATGTTTATAGCTAGACCATTTTTTGAACTATTTTTGTTTAAACAACAACCTGTCGCGAGTGGTTGAAATCTTTCTTTCAAGGTACGTGGAGCACTTTCACTAACAGTGACATAGCCAGAATTGTATTTATCAAATGGTTTTGAAGTATTAATACCAGAATGTGTTGTTAATGCACTAGTTTTCCAATGATCTAAATCATGAGACCTAGCAACAATAACTGGTTTTTCGAGTGTTTTAGGGTTTTGACCATATGCTAATCGCTGATTTATACTTGGTTTGTGTTTATTATAATCGATAGGAACACCGTCTTTACAGAAAATATCGTGTTGATTTTTTTTACAGAATTTACTTTGTGGTTTAGAACCATAAGTTGCATTATTGTATTCCGAACGAACCGGAGAATGATGAACATTTTCATATTTTTCTCTCATTGTATTTCTTTTTATGTAATACATTATAATTATAAATATTAATGAAATCAACAAGAAGAACACTGAATTTTTATAATTAAACAATAATAACAAAAGCCATACCAGTAATACTAAACGTGTTATTGAATTCAATTGTTCTTCTAAACTGTCTTTGCTTAACGGTATTACCGTATAATTACAAAACAATTGAGTTATCTTTTCCAACCAAAAAGTATCTTTTTTACAAAATTTCATATTTATTTATATAGAAAAAAATGATATTATATTTTAGTACAATAGTAGTTAATGATAGCGACAATGGAAACTACCGATTTAGAAATCATTCTTGATGATATTGATGTAGAAAAAGTATTAGATACATATAAGATTAATAAAGATACAATGGATACAAAAATGTACACTAGTATATCCGACCTTGGAAAGTCGGCACAATCCATTTCTTTCTTGGATGAATCAAGACAATCTCATGTATGTGGAGTAAGTATGATTGATTACAAAAAGAACTCTGTAATTAATAACTTTGATAAATACAATTGTTACTGGTGTAAAAACCCATTCCTAACTATTCCAATAGGATGTCCTATTCAATATTATCATAATAAAATTACAAAAACGTACAGTTCCAATATAAATAATGAAAAGTATATAATTAAAGAAACAGTTGATAATACATTTCAACCTAGAGATGATAATATTGTTCTAGAAAAAAAAACATATTACGAAACAGATGGTTTATTTTGTTCTTTTAACTGTTGTTATTCATGGATACAAGATAATAAACATAATAGTTTATATAACATGTCGGAAACTTTATTATTGAAAATGTATAATGAATTTACAGGAACTATAGACTTAGTTCCGTTAAAAGCACCTCATTGGCGTAATCTCAAAGAATATGGAGGTACTCTATCTATAGATGAATTCAGAAGAGGGTTCAATAAAATGGAAATACAAAATCATGGTACGATGAAGAATATATTTCCAGTCTATAAAACAATATCTCACTTATATGAAAAGAAAATTAGATTTTAATATTAATAATTCATATTAAATTGCATCGTCTCTGGTCTCTTTTCTCTTAATTTTATAGTAGAATGAGAACGAAGACCATGTTTATTAAAATCTCCGTAAACCTGAGTCCAAGCAGATAAAGAACGATTATTAATCTCTTGTTCTATATCTGTTTTAATCGTGGAATATATTATCTGAATAGTTTGTTTAATCAAACTATGTATGTAATTGGAAGGTTTTTCACTATCAGAAGGTACAATGTAACGAGAATAAATATCACCGGTTGGTGGACGATAACTTATGTATACGTCATTCATTACCTCATTGATTCTTTCATTGGGTACAACGATAGGTCTTCCAGAAGGATGAACACCGTTTAATAATTTAGTTATTTCTCTAGATATATAGTCTGTAGTATCTTGACTGAAAAAGAATTTACTACAATCACTATCTGACTGAAATCCAATATATCTTGTAAAATTTAAATTAGTCATTTTGTTTATATATAATATTATTTAAAACATAAATTAATACCTTTTAGAACACATGAATAATTACAAAACTATATTATTATATAGTAAATTTTCAAATATATGTTTATCACTTAGAAGTACACTAAAAGAATGTCCTATTAATATTGAAGAACAAATAAATCTTGAATATGTGTGTATTGATAATCCTGTGATTAGAAACTTGATTTTGAAAAACAGCAATTTAAATATTAAATACGTTCCATGTCTTATAACTGTATCTGAAAAACAAAAACAAGTTTTTCAAGGTCAACAGGTTGTAAATTGGTTTGAACAGATTGTTAGAAAAGAGATGGAAAAACTACCTTCTCTCCCTCCAAGAGATGTTACTAACACTACTAATAAGAAAAAGAAGACAACTAGTGTTTCAGACTTATTTGATTCCGATGAAACTGAACATGAAAGTAATATCGATAATGAAATAATATTCAATATACAAGAAAAAGAGGAAAAAGAGGAAAAAGAGGAAAAAGAGGAAAAAGAAGAAACGACTAGTAATGCTATGTCTATGGCTTTGAAGATGCAAAAAGAAAGAGATGTTATGATGAGTAATACATCTAAAAATGAGTTATAACAAAAATAACTTAATATAAAACGATGAAAAAAACAAAATTAAATTTGATATTGGATTTAGATCAAACACTTTTATCAGCAGAAGAACCTAATTCTAATGTAAATTCGGTACACAATCTCACATCACATTATATGCATGGTATGTATAAAATATTTGAAAGACCTGGTCTACAATTCTTTCTCGATTATATTTTCGATAATTTTAACGTATCGATATGGACTGCAGCAAGTAAAGAATATGCAGTTTATGTAATCGAAAAAATAATCATAAATAACCGTCCTGATAGAAAAATACATTGGGTTCTATTTTCATATCATTGTGAGATATCTAATTCCATTACTGGTTGCGACAAAGATATAAGTTTACTATGGAATCACTTCAATATAAAAATGTTTAAACCTGAAAATACATTTATAATAGACGATAATATAAATATATGGAAACATCAAAAAGATATCGTTATTAATATACCAGGTTTCTATCCATTGGAAGATAATCATCATAAAGATAGATATCTTTTATTGATAAACACTTATCTAGAACAGATGAGTAGAAAACCCATAAAGATGAAAAACTATATTAAAAAAATAAATGATTTATTCAATAACGGTGAATATATATAAAATCAAACTAACTACTAATGTCCGAAATAGACAATTTTGATTTGTTTGAACAACTTTTGTCCAAGTATGAAGAAAAGGAATCTGGTTCTTCTACTAACAAAATATGTGAACATAAAAATATAGTATATGAACATAACGTACCTATATGTACAGATTGTGGAGAAGAGTTTAATCGTAAAATAAATCATGAAAAGGAATGGCGATATTATGCTAAAAAGGATGGTAAATTTGTTTCAGATCCAAACCGAGTTACTATAAGAAAACAAGATGAAAGAAGTATATATAAAGATGTTCAAAATATGGGTATAAGTGACAATATAATATTCAATGCTGATAAAATATATAACAAAATCACGAAAGGTCAAATATATAGAGGGAAATCAAGAAAAGCTGTTATATTCGCATGTGTTTTTCATGCATATCGTAATATGGGTAACCCTCAAACACCTGAAAATCTTATTAAACAGTTCAAAATTAGTCGAAAATTAGGTCTTAAAGGTCTTAAAATAGTTAGTATAAATGCCCCAAAAGATATAAATGTACATTCTACCAGTATAACTGTTGAATATATAATTAAAAATATAATGGAACAATTCTGTGGGACAGAAAACCAAGTAAATGAAGCGATAAAGATATATAAAAATGTTAAAAATAAATCTTCCAAATTAAACAGATCTAGACCTAGGTCTCTTTCATCATCTATTGTTTACTATTGGATTTTAAAGAACGATATAAATATATCTCTAAAAGAATTTTCCAAAAAGGTTGAATTATCAGAACTTACTATACAAAAAAATATAAAGGAAATAGAGAATGTATTTTCATTGTTCTAAGTTTATGATTTTTAATATCTACAAGGTATTAAAAATCCATTTCTTAGTGGTTATATTGAGGTACTGGGTGTTGTGTTCTACGTCGAATCCTATAATGGGTAGGGTTCGCATTTGTGTACTTATGTCCTTTAAAACTACCAGAACAATTAGCATGAGGTACAAATCTATAAGGTAATACAGTATAATCCTCTTCTTCTGTGTCTTTGGAGTTTTCAATGTTACAATAAGCATATCTTATCAATAATACAATCGAGATTATTATCACTGATAATAACGGTTGTTTTATTGTAAATAACATTATAATACATACAACAACAAGAAAGAAATCAAACAACTTCATTCTTTCATTACAATCACAGTTGTTTTCATCATCTTTATGTTCATCTTTATGTCCATCTATACTAAGGGTAATATTTTCATAGTTTTCTTTGTAATACATATTTAGTATTATAATGATATTTTTTTTAGTATATCAAAATTTCTAATGAGTTGGGATATTATCACACCACCATCAAATAAAATTCTATCACTTTCCAATAATAAATTCTGGTAATCACACCATACTGTTTTATATTGATCTTGTAATTCTCTTTCTACATGTATAACACGGTTTAGTTTAGATTGTAAATAACTAAGTTGGTCTATTTCATCTATATCTTGTTTCCATCCACGTCCTATAGCTTTGTTATCAACACGACGTTCCTTTATCACACTAATTTTGTTTTCAACTATTTGTTTAGATGACAATGTTTTTTCCATTAACAAGCGGAGTTTACCCATCACTTCGTTTAGTTTTGAACGTTTCAATTCTATCTTTTTACAATATTCAAACAAATTACTATTATGTAATAACAATTTGTTTATATTACGTGTCTGTTTTATTTGATTGTATTCCAAATTTTGAATGATTCCAGTCTCTATTTTTACAATATCTTTCTTTGTTTTTGATACATCAGTATAAACCTTATCCAAAGGTACCAAAATCATCAACGTCTGGTCATTCTTCTGATAAGGCATTATTCTCCAATATTGGATTTTATTACTAATAAAAGATACATTCAGTATTATATCGTCTTTGAAAAAACACACCTTATACTCTAATGATTTAACACATAACTTATAACGTTGCATCTGTCTATAACAATCTGATAATACCTTGGTACTGTTTTCTTCATGGTTAATTTCAATATCATAACCATCTGTAAGTTCTTTTTCACTCATATCAATACCACCTTCGTTAATATCTATATGTAAATCATTCCAACCTTTTTGTAAATCTACAGTGTCTGGATATTCAATAATTCTATCTTCTTTGAAACTTGGTATTTCCTCCTTCTGTATTTCTACATTTTTAATGAAATTTATATTTACATCTATAACTATATTATAAGATGGTTCAATATACATACAAAATAATTGACCATGGGTTTGTAATATACATTCAATAAATACGACTTTACCATTATAACGGTAAAAACGCTTTATAATAATATCATTCTTCTGTAAAAAGAAAAATAACTTACTTATTGATATACTTTGCATCCGTTTCCTATCTTTATTCCTTTCCACCGTCTTGTTTAAGATAATTTAAAAACATCAATTCTTTCTACAAATCATGAATAATACACAAGACTTAATTTCATCACTACCAGTCGATGAAACTGAAAACGTAAATGAAAATCAAAAAATAATGTTATCCAATATATTAGGTCATAATAACGTTGGAAACTCTTTTCTAAATTTAGAAAATATCGATTACAGAGAATATATCCTAATATCAATATTACTCATTTTATTCTCACTACAGTCTGTAGATAATATCATTCTTTCAATACTCCCAGAAAAGGTAAGAACGATGTATTTTGTTTCAGCCATAAAAATCACACTGTTCCTTATAATATACACAGTTGTTATGAAATTGTACTTGTCACCAAACTCATAATCGAATGTCTAAAATACCATAACGCAGTCACTATACTTGTAAAAAGTAAAGAATACAGTAACATCTTTTTCTTATTAATTATATTATCGGTCAAAATAAATTTAGGACGTATACTTACCAATAACACAACAAAAATAATATATAACACACCTATAAACATCGCTTTCCTGACCAAAGGATTATTGAAAAACCCTTTTGGTTCAACAGTCTCGCTCTCTGAAATACTTTCAACACTTTCGTGTAATCTATTAATGTCAGTATCGTAGTCAATCATTTTATTATATACAAATTGGTAATTAATTTTATTATCTTTCAGTCTTAAAACTATTTAAAGATATAATAAAATTAATTAATTCAAACTAAAAGAATTTAACTTTTAATTTGTCCCCCTCTAATAACCTCTACAACCATTTTTATTTCTCTCTTTTTATCTTAATGTGTAAATTTACATTTTATTCCGTATTTACAAGAACCAAACTTAGCAAATTGAAAACACTTTCTAGGACGTTGGTTATTGTAGTTACGACGTTGGTTATTGTAGTTAGAACGTTGGTTATTGTAGTTTTTAGTTGGAAGATTAATCTTTATAGTACTAAAATCAATTTTAATTATATTTTTTTTCTCCTTCTTTTCCTTCTTTTCCTTCTTTTCCTTCTTTTCCGTCACATGTAAAGGTTTAGAGTTGTAATTCAAGTCAACATTTATGTTTTTAAATTCATTCATCATCTTATCCTCTTCTTCCTTCATCTTTTGGACATCTTCCGTTTCTTCCGTTTCTTCTCCTTCTTCACCCTCTTCACCCTCTTCCTTGATTTCAATTTGTTGAATCAAGTTCTTTTTAACATCCCATACTTTAGTAACGGATTCTTGTTGATTTTTCTTCAATATTTCCTTTCTTTCCTTTCTTCTCTCAGCCCTACGTTTTTGTAAAGCTTCATCAACACCCTTTAGTTCCAAAACTTTAGGAGCTCTTCTTTTCCTCTGAACAAGAACAACATTCCCCACTTTAGCAGATGAAAATACATCCTTCTTTTCCTTACTCTCTTTAGTAAACACATTTTCATGTTTCTTCTCTCGGTCTTCCTTACCAATATCCATAGACCAATCACATAACATTTCCTTCAACACTCTCATTTCAGAATCGTGTTTTTGGTCAAACACATTTTTCCACTTTAACCATTTAGTCTGATACAACTGCTTATAGTGTAGTTCAGCTTCTTCCAACGTTTCGAACTTACTTTTAGAAGAAGATAGTCGAACAATAACAGGAGCGATTGTTCTACGTGATTGGTTAATCACAGATTGCGTATTGAATTTCACTTGAGAAAACATTTTAGTTTTTTGTTCCTTAGTTGCCTTTAATCCCCTTTAAATATTCATTTTTTTATGGTTAGATGGGAAAATAGTAAAATGGAAAAATGGAAAAAATAATTCCATCATTATTATTACTACACACAAAATTTTGTGTGTTGAGAATTCTATATCTTAATAAATCTCATTTTGTCATCTGTAAATCATAAGAATTCCACCTTGATTTTCAGTCTAAAAATGAACTCTAGAAATACCTGATTTTGGATCTCTGAATTTTTCTTTTTTTGGGAAAAAATAATTACCAAAAATCAAAGAAAATCAAAGAAAATCAATATCGATAATAAAAAATCAAACTGTTTTTCAGTCTAAAACTTATTCATATTGAAAAAATCAAAAAAAATCAAGGATGATGTCAGATTACAAAGTTCAATTTTAAACTGAAAATTAGACTGGAAAAATAAGAGGTATAGAAAAATATATAAAAAATATACAATGTATATTTTTGTGTATAAAAAATATACATTTACTTAAAGATAAGAAAATCACCATTATTCTATAGCACTGATATTTACATCTTCACCCAGTTCTTGTTCTGACAACATCGCCTTTGTGGGTATTTTGTCCCACAATGATTCCTTTACTAATATATTACAATTATCCTCTAACTCATAAAACCTACTTCCCTCTAAATGTACATTTTCAGCCATCACCTTGTAGTAACAACGATTGTTTAATCTATCCATCTTATCGACAATCATCTTCATCATTTTTCCATTTGGGTCTTTAACAGTGAGAACTTTATCATTATCCCTCTTACATACTGTATATGTTTTCCTTGATGTATCTGTATTCACAACGTTCCACTTTTTCGTCTTTTCATCTTTACAAAGTAAATCTATCTGTTTTTCCTTAACATCTCTTATCTTTTTCATATCACTAAAACCATGTTTATCCACCGTCTCCAACATCATACCTCTACACTGTTCTATCTTATTCTCTAACTGTTTCTCATCAAAATCTATCCCATTATTCCCCTTGAAGTAATTATTGAGATTGAAAGTATTATGATTGTTAGTTGTAACATACTTAGGTTCTTTAGCCAATGTCTTTATGAAATCATCTTTACTTTTTAGTTCACTCTTTAATTCTTGTTCTCTTGCCTTCAGTTTTTCTTCGAATTGTTGTTCTCTTTCCTTCAGTTTTTCTTCGAATTGTTGTTCCTTTTTTTCTATTTTTAACTCGTAATATTTTCTTAATTCATCTAGTTCAAACTTATGTCGTTCAAACAGGTCATCTCTGTTTTCCTTCTCAATGTATAATTCTTGTTTCAGATGGTATATTTTACCCTTAATACACACATCTCGGTGAGTATCTAATTCTCCCTGAGATGGGAAACATTGTTTACACCATTTACACCTATAAAAATTAGATGGTTCTTTTAATTCTCTAATACTTAAACACTTCTTACTACGTTGATGTTGTTTTATATTATTAATATTA